CCAGATTGCAGGACGATTGTCCGCCCGCCGACTGTCGTTTGATAAAACTCGCGCTTAGTTTCGCTGACGCTTCCTGCCGTTCCGTTTGCCGATGACTTGCTGGTGAAGGCTTGGCTAAGGCTGGTCAACGCGGGCGGCAGTTCGCCGTTCTGCGTCTTAATGATCGTGGACATCTCCGCCGCGTCCTTGCTCGCTCGCATTTCCAGCGTCCGCAAGTCCTCTAAATCGTGGAGGACATTGATTGCGGCGGTGCAATACGGGATGCCGCGATATTGTCCTGGGCGGGATGGCTCAAAGATGTGGACGACGTTTTCCGCGCTTTCCAAGACGTAGCTTTCGCCATTCTGGAAATAGTAACCAACTGGACGCTTCAAGGCATCTAGCTTAACGCCGTCAACAATCGTTTTGCCCTCTTCGCCTTCAAGTTGTGGCGGAGTTTTGCAGCGATGCGCTTCGATTAGCTGGATGCGCGGAAAGCGACTTTCGCGGGTGAGTAGAACGAACACCTCGCCATCAACGAACAAGCTGCGGGCAATGACGCCTTGCAGGTTATCGAATCCGAACCGGCTTTGGAGGTCTGCGACTGGCTTCCATCGTTCCCAGGCCACGTCAGCGGCTACGTTCCAAGCTGGATCGGATGACGCGGATGTGAATTGAATCCCTTGACCGACGCTGTATTGCTCGCGCACGTCGGCGATTTTGGAATAAAGCGGACTATTGCGCTCAAAGTCCCGGCTCTTGGCCTGAAGGACTTCGCGGGTTGCTTTGGTGAGGTCTAGGCGGGAGTCTTGAAGCGTAGCGGGACGCCAAGAGCGGAATGTCGAATACTGCGTCGCGTCGTAGCGAGCGAAGAATACGGCGTATAATGCGCGTTTAAACCAGTTCATGCGCAATGCACCCCCGTAAAGTCTTTGGTAAACTCACGCACCGGGACTAGGCGACGCTTCATTTCCGGGTAGATGTCCACGTCCTCGGCTGCCAATCCTGCCGCAACGTAGGCGTCAGAAATTCCGTCGAATAGGTCAATGAGATTGCGCCAGACGTTAGCGACTTCCGTTGGCGTGATGTTCCCGTTTCCGCCTTGGCTGTAAGAATGAGAGGATGAGTTCTTAGAAATTGAGGCGATTGCCCCGCCAGAAACGGCGCGACCGGCGGCGCGTTCGTTTGCGCGAAGCTGCTCGCGCAGTGTCAAAGCCCCGTCAGGAGCTTCATCCCATGCGTCCTCTAGCATCCGCCGCCGGTCGTCAGTCGTGACCATTGGCCGCACTATCTGCCATTTCTGTCAGGACAGAAAGGTATGATATTACCAACCGTGATGTTTACAGAGAATCATAACCGCATGGCAACGATTGCCGGCGTTGAGCTTGCGGATTGACTGCTTTATGTGCCGCGATACCATAGCCATCGAGATTGAAAGCCTCGCCGCAATCTCCTTGTCCCGGCTGCCGTGGCAGACTAGGAGCATGACTTCGCGTTGCCTTGGCGATAGCTTCATCGCAGTTGCATTAGTTCAAGCTCGACGGCGAGCGCTTCGCCCTGCGTGTCGAAACATTCAGACTGCAAGAATTGCGTCCGCCTTTGGTTCTCATTTGACAACTCAAAGACTTCAATCGCAACCCACCACTTGCCATCCATAGGCGAACGCCATCTTTGAACGCCAAAATTTCCTTTGGCGTGCTTGCTCAATGCCCTAGCTATTGCTTTTGCTCTTGTCATTGGATTTCACTTTCAATTTTCTTCGCGAACGCGAGACAGCTTTCTAGGGTTGACGCGTAAACGGCGTATGAGGTTATCGCATTGTTGGGATACCACTGAAGCTCCCAGACTTCATTTGTGGCAATCATGCGCTGTCGCTCATCTTCGCTCTCGATCTCTTCAGGGTCAACCTGTCGGCCTTCAAGGTATTGCTCTACGGTTTCGTAATAGCCCTTGTGCATGTTATGGCACAGGTGAAGTGAGTTGTCATGTCTCGGGAATTTATCTGCGTTCATAATTTTCCTAGTCCAATCTGCGCCCTCCGCACCGGCAAGAATCCAGTGGCGTCCAAGAGCATGATGATATACGCCTCACACATGGTCATGTGGTTGTTATCGTGGATTGGGTTGAAGCCGTTCTTGGTGACTTCGTAGGCGCTGAGTTGCTTCTGATAATCGTCGCTTACATCGCCGGGGACTTCCCAGCGGATGTATTCTGTGCCGCCGTTGGCTTTGGAATTGATCTCATTTCCGCGAACAAAGAAGAACGTCTCCAACATCCCGGCCAAGTTGTAGTCAATCGCCTTTGGTTCTTTATTGTTTAGGACATATCCAAACTTAGTCGCGACCAGTTCAAACTTGGTGTTTGAAAGCTTCAGGCGACGGGCCACTGAGTTGTCCACCTTGTTCATGTCACCGAAATAGCGCCATGTCTTGCTTGGTTTTCCGTCAATGATTACGTCGTGCGGGAAGCGTTTGATGTGTGACTTGTTGCCAAGGAACGCGTGACATCCAAAGCGGAGGCAAAACTCTAAGACGTTCTGTGTGTCCCAAGATGCATCAACGCCGCCGGCGATGGGGTCGCATTGGTGATCTTCGAGGATGGCTACTAGCTCTGCCTCGGTTTCAACCTTGCCTTCAAAGACGAGGACGGAATTTAGCTGCGCGTCAAAGTCACGAATGACCAGCCAGAAATGCGATAGCTCGTTCCTGCTCTTGTAGCCGCGTTGCTTGTCAGCGGCCCAGAGTCGAGCCGCCCGGTCTGGCAAGCCGTCGCGGTTCTTCTTGGCATCCATCTTCAGGATAAGTCCGCCCTGAAATGGGATGCTCTCTGGACTCCAAAACTTACACTCGCGCTCAGTCACAAACCGGCGCATTGGTTCAATGTCGCCGTTGCGCTGCGCCCTGATTGCGCTGTGCCATTCCTGGATGAGCGTCAGCCAGCGGATCGAATCACACGATACAGCCTCAAAGTTCCACGACCTGTGGGAGATGTGTGCGCCATCGTTTTTGGGTGCGGCGTAGCGGCCTTGTAGCCTGCGCCTTTCGCTCGCATGGTCTTTGATTTCGTGACCGCACGGAAACCGATAAAGAATGGTTCTCTCAAGCTTATTGTAATTGAACCGTCCTGATTCAGTTTTGCATCCTTCACTATCCCAACGAAGTCCGCCGCGCTCCGGGTTCTGCTTGTTGTAACGAAAGTGCATTTCATGATACTGCCCGCATCCGGGACACATGACTTCCCATTCTTCCTGAGTTCCATCTTCATAGGCTGAGTGTAGTTGATCGTTTTGGTTGCTGGCGTTGGATATGTCGAAGGCTTTCGCGTTCCACACCTGGGTTTGCCGGCGTCTGGCTTTGCTTAGAAAGCCTGGTTTCCAAAGGTGGATTTCTTCGTTGATCTGCAAAGGAACAGTGTCCGAGTCAAGCGAGGATTCATTGTAAACACCCTGACAACGCATGTGTGAGTTGATGTAGCGAGCTTCACAGATTAGTTCCTCGTAGCGATGCCCGCTTCGCTTGATGTCTCGGCAGGATTCCAGCGTTGGCAGAATCCTGTCCTCCCATCGGTCTTTGGCTTTCTGGTCGTCTTGCCAGTTGTATTGAATGAAGCCGTGAAAGTAAGCGGCCCAGAACGCCGCGACAATCTCGCCAGCGGTCGAGCCGCCTACCTGCACCGGCTTAATCAGCGTGCCTATCCTTGTGTCCGCGTCAGCCATTGCCCGTATCGGCGCGACCAGTTGCGGCGTTCGCGTCGAGTCAAATGAGTGGCCGTCAACCTTGATGCCGCTGCGGTCCGCCCATTCGATTATGTCCGCTGGCGTCGGCGCGGGGATGGCTTTTGAGAAGATGGTCATTTGCCAATCTCGTTCAGCTTCTCTGTGAGTGTTTTTCGAATTGATTCAACCTCCGAGGACATGCGCTTGTGAACGTCAACCGCCGAAAGGCCGGCAAGCGATGGAGGCAGTTCGCGGGCCATGCGCTCTAGTTCAGACATGAAGTGTCCACCAGCAACGCCAGCCTGGGCCACCGCGTCAGCCGTGGGCATCATCGCGCCCTCATCGTGCTGGCGTTTGATTGACTCGCGCTTGGCTTTCTCTGACTCCAAGACTTCTTTCCATGACGCAAAGCCATCAGGTAGTTCGCTGATCGTCGTCTTGGCTTTGGCCCAGTGCCATTTCAAAAACTCTAGGTAATCAACCCGGTTGCCGAGCTTGAAGCCCATACAACCAGCGCGCTTGGCGGACTTCAGGACTTCCAAAGGCGTGCCCGTGAAGCTAGCGCATTGGGCCATTGTGTCGAATAGCCAGCGGCTATCGGTGTGTGCTTTAGTTTTTGGTCGAGTCATAGAG